GACCATCGGAATATTTACAGACGTTGTTGAACAAAGAGAAGAGAGAGCAAGCGAAGTGATAGCGGAAGAGATAGAAGAGAAGATCATTCGACTACTAGAAGAGTCACAGAACGACTGATCACTTTTTAACCATTGGTCAATTCTTAACCACCCCCTTTTGATTTTATGATCTGGATATTCTAGACGACCCCCACCCCCGTTGGACAAAGAGGTTACTTGCCTGTCATATATACATAGTGATCCACACATTTGATGTGCAGTTTTCATGTACCCCCCCCTTCTTCTTTTTATGCTTGCATTTTGTAATCTCATATTACCTAAAGCTCTAGGATAAAGGGGTAGGAATCCTACACCCCCATGTATTATTATAATTTTTATGTTGACTTTCTGTGTGAAGGGGTACTATTATGGTAGAGTATTGGAATAGATATACCTACTATGTAGTAAATACCAGATAAGTAATTACCAATTGGTTATACAAGGTATTGATTTTAAAGGAGTATCTACATTTCAGTATGTACCTACTATGAATCCCAACATACTTAATCAAATCAAGAATCTAGATTCAGTTGAAAAGGCTGAGATGCTTGATCTGTTAGAAGAGTGGGAGTCTGCCAAAAGGCGTGAGGGTTCTCAGAATGATTTCTTAACCTTTGTGCAAGAGATGTGGACTGCTTTCATTCATGGTAAACACCACGAGATAATGGCTGAAGCTTTCGAGAAGGTCGTTAGAGGCGATCTAAAGCGTTTAATTATTAACATGCCTCCTAGACATACTAAGAGTGAGTTCGCTTCTTATCTGTTGCCTGCGTGGTTCTTAGGACAATACCCTGAAAAGAAGATCATTCAGACTGCCCATACTGCGGAACTAGCTGTCGGCTTTGGTCGTAAAGTTAGAAACCTTGTCAACAATAATGATTTCAAGGATGTCTTTCCTAATGTTAGTCTGCAAGCAGATAGTAAAGCTGCGGGTCGTTGGAATACCAACAAGGGCGGTGAATACTTTGCGATAGGTGTTGGCGGTGCGGTGACTGGTAAAGGTGCGGACTTATTGATTATTGATGATCCGCATTCAGAACAAGAGGGTGCATCTGCAGATGTGAATGTCTTTAATAAGACTTATGAGTGGTATACCTCTGGACCAAGACAGCGTTTACAACCAAATGGTGCGATTGTGGTAGTAATGACTAGATGGCATCAGCGTGATCTGACGGGTCAGGTAGTAGATGCTAGCATTAAACGAGGTGGTGCAGATCAATGGGAAGTAATAGAACTGCCTGCGATCCTGCCATCAGGCGAAGCTTTATGGTCAGAGTTCTGGAAGCTAGAAGAATTAGAAGCGTTGCGTGCTGAACTGCCGAATAGTAAATGGCAATCTCAGTATCAACAAGACCCCACCTCAGAAGAAGGTGCTTTGGTCAAACGAGAATGGTGGCAGACTTGGGATCAAAGAGACCCACCAGATTGCGAGTTTGTCATCCAGTCTTGGGATACAGCCTTTATGAAAAATCAACGAGCAGACTATTCTGCTTGCACTACATGGGGAGTATTCTACAAAGAAGACGATGAAGGGATGCTAGCACCAAACATAATATTACTAGATGCTTATAAATCTAGACTAGAGTTTCCTGAGTTAAAAATAAAAGCTGCCGAAAAACATGCACAGTATAAACCTGATGCTTTGATTGTTGAGGCAAAAGCTGCGGGTATGCCCTTGATTTTTGAACTAAGACAAACTGGGATACCAGTACAAGAATACACACCTAGTCGTGGTAATGATAAAATATCTAGAGTGAATGCAGTATCAGACCTATTTGCTTCGGGTGTCGTGTGGTGTCCTGAAACTAGATGGGCAGAAGAAGTAGTGGAAGAGTTTGCTGGCTTTCCTAATGTCGAACACGATGACTTAGTTGATAGTAGTACGCAAGCATTATTAAGATTTAGACAAGGCGGATTCATACCTTTACCAAGCGATGAAGAGGATGAGCCTTTAGAACATAACAAAGTCGCTGATTATTATTGAGGTAAGTTTTGGCTATAGAAAAAAATCCTATGCAACCATCTACGCCTGTAGAAGGAACAATAGAACAAGGTGCTGAAGAAATTACTGTGGCGATAGAAAACCCAGACTCAGTTGCAATTGAAACTGATGATGGTGGCATGATTATAGACTTCGATCCCGATAGTAGTCCTATGGGTATGGAAGATTTTAATTCTAACCTTGCCGAGTTTATGTCCGATACCGACCTAAATGAAATGGGTCAGGACTTAGTCTCGCAGTTTGAAGCCGATAAAGATTCTCGTAGTGAGTGGGAAGAAAGCTACGTCAAAGGTTTAGATCAGTTAGGTTTAAAGATAGAAGAGAGAACTACCCCTTGGGCAGGAGCTTGTGGAGTCTTTCATCCAATGTTAAGTGAAGCTGTTGTCCGTTTCCAATCTCAGTCAATAGCAGAAATGTTTCCCGCCCAAGGACCAGTTCGTACTAAGTTAGTTGGTAAGATTACTACAGACAAAACTAAGCAAGCTCAAAGAGTTCAAGACTATCTTAATTATTTATTAACACATCAAATGTCTGAGTACCGAACTGAGACCGAGAAGATGTTATTCTCTTTACCCTTGGCAGGCTCTGCCTTTCGTAAAGTTTACTTTGATCCAAACCTTGATAGACCAAGTTCTATCTTTGTTCCAGCCGAAGATGTAGTAGTTAACTATGGTGCAAGCGATTTAGAAACTTGTGATCGTGCTACTCATGTTATGCGTAAATCTTCAAACGATGTACGCAAGATGCAAGTCGCTGGCTTTTATCGTGATGTAGATGTACCTGAGTCTAATGAAGGACAGTCAGATATTCGTAAGAAGTATGACGAAATGACAGGCGAATCAAAGACTTACAACTACGATGACCGACACACTATTCTAGAAATGCAAGTCAACCTTGATCTAGATGGCTACGAAGACATGATCGATGGGAATAAAAGCGGTATAGCTTTACCCTATGTAGTCTCAATAGATTATCCAAGTGGCATAGTCTTAAGTATTCGTAGAAACTATTACGAAGACGATCCTAAGAAATTAAGACGTATGCACTTTGTTCACTATCAGTATCTACCCGGATTAGGCTTCTATGGCTTTGGTTTGATACACATGGTAGGTGGTTTAGCTAAATCTGCTACTTCAATACTCAGACAATTAGTTGATGCGGGTACACTATCTAATTTGCCGGGTGGTTTAAAATCTAGAGGCTTAAGAATTAAAGGCGATGATACACCAATCATGCCCGGAGAATTTAGAGATGTTGATGTACCGGGTGGTGCAATTAGAGACAACATTAGTTTCCTCCCCTACAAAGAACCATCAGGAACTTTGTATCAACTCCTACAAAACATAGTAGAAGAAGGTAGACGTTTTGCTAGCATGAATGATATGAAAGTATCTGACATGAATAATCAAGCACCAGTTGGTACTACGCTTGCTTTACTAGAAAGAAACATGAAAGTTATGTCAGCCGTGCAAGCAAGGCTACATGCTTCAATGCGAAAAGAATTTGAAATATTAGTTGGCATAGTTAAAGACTTTACTGAACCAACTTATCCATACGAGATGGATGAAGAAGAATTTATTAAAGCTTCAGACTTTGATGATCGGGTAGATGTTCTACCTGTCTCTGATCCTAATGCTTCGACCATGGCACAAAGAATAATGCAATATCAGGCAGCCATGCAATTGGCAGCAACTTCTCCTGAAATTTATAATATGCCCGAGTTGCATAGGCAAATGTTAGAAACATTAGGTATCAGAAACGTAGATGATATTATTCCAAACAACGATGACATCAAACCTGTTGATCCAATAACTGCAGTTCAGAATTTAATTAATGGTGTACCAGTTAAAGCTTTTATTACTCAAGACCATGAAGCACATATTGAAACAATAGCAGCAGCTCAACAAAATCCTGACGTAATACAAAAAATAGAAGCAAGTCCTACAGCTCAAAGCATCTTGGCTAATGCAAGTGCTTATGTAAATCAACATCTAACTATGATGTTTAGAAAACAAGTTGAAGAAGAAATGGGTATACCTTTACCAGCAGAAGGCGAACCACTACCAGCAGATGTTGAAAAACGTATTTCTGATCTAGTAGCAGAAGCAGCCAAGCGAGTTGCGATTACTTCTCAATCAAGAGCAGAACAAGACAGAATTTCAGCACAACAACAAGACCCACTTATACAAATGCGTGAACGAGAAGTGGCAATTAAAGAAGCTGACGTACAAAGAAAAATTGCTGGCGATGCTGCACGCATACAGCTAGATGCAGAGAAAGCTAAAAACCGAGATGAGATTGAAAGAGAAAGGATAGAATCTCAAGAGCAAATTGCAGGTGCTAGCATAGGGCAGAAAGTTGCTAGTGATATGCTAGAAGCAGAGGAGAAAGCTGATAGCAAATCAGTAGAAAGATACAAGCAAGGTATTGACATTGCAAAAGATATAGCACAGAATCTAGATAGAGATGAGTGATGAGTTCCAAGAATTAGCACTTTCAGATTTTCTGAAAACAAGAATCAAGGATTTAATTGCTGATCACAAGGATCACTTAGCCAATGGTACGATTAAAGATCACGAAGAATACAAAAGGCTATGTGGAATTATCGAGGGTTTAAACCTCGCAGAAAGAGAGATGGCTGACTGGATAGATAGACACTCTCGCTAAAGGAACTCGACTCCTAAAGTCGTGCAAACATTATGACAGAAGCGGTAAAGACACCAAAACCTGACGTAGCTAGAAAACAACTACCTGATCCAAAGGGTTGGAAAATTTTAGTTGCTATGCCACAAGCTGATGAAAAAACAGAAGGTGGTATTATTAAATCAAGCCAAACAATAAAGAATGAAGAAGTAGGTAATATCTGCGGATATGTTCTTGAGTTAGGACCTGAAGCATATAACGATAAGAAAAGATTTGCTTCTGGACCATGGTGCAAAAAAGGTGACTGGGTTATTTTCCGTGCTTATTCTGGCACTCGCATGGTTATGTATGGACAAGAGTTTCGTTTAATAAACGATGATACTGTGGAAGCAGTTGTCGAAGACCCATCAGGAGTAGTAAGAGCATGAGCGAAACAGAAATAATAAACGAAGAGCCTAACATTCCAGAACCAAGAATGTCTGACGAAGATAAATTTTTTGGTCAAACTACTGAAATACAAACTGAAGTTGATGAAGGACTGTCAGTTGAAATAGTAGACGATACTCCAGAAGAAGATCGCAGACCGCCAAAAGTAGAAACTCCAGAAGTAGAAGTTACTGACGATTCAGTTGATCAAGAAATTAATGACTACAGTAAAAGAGCTGGAGACAGAATTAACAAACTCAAGTATGAGTTTCACGAAGAGCGTAGAGCTAAAGAAGCAGCAGTTAGAGAATCATCTGAAGCTGTGCAAAGACTTCAAGGTCTACTCTCAGAGAATAGAAAACTTCAAGCCATGGTTGATCAAGGCGGAGAAGTTTTAAATAAGCAAGCAGCAAACAATGCAGTATGGGCAAAACAAAACGCTCAGACTATGTACAAAGCTGCTTATGAAGCAGGCGATGCAGAAAAAATGGCAGAAGCACAAGAGCAACTATCAAAGGCTGTGCTAGCTGAACAAACTGCGGGCAGGATGGCAGAGAATGTACAAGAGGAAATAATTAAAAACATTCCTGAAGAAGAAGTACAACAGCCAACCGATCCAGCCTTGCAAGCATGGTCAGGTAAAAACCCTTGGTTTATGGGAACTGATCCTACGCATAGAGAGATGACTAGCTATGCAATGTATTTGGATCAGACTTTAAAACAACAAGGTGTAGACCCAAGCACACAAGCAGAGACTTATTACGCAAAGATAGATGAAGAAATGCGTGGTAAATATCCAAACTTTTTCGGAGTTACTCCACCTATAGAAATACAGGAAGAGACTCCAAAGCGACAACCTCAAACAGTTGTAGCACCCACATCGAGGGATAGTGGTACAAAAAAACCCTCGCAAGTACGTCTGACCCAGACTCAAGTTAAGATAGCTCGACAACTTGGTATTAGTCCGGAGCAGTATGCAAATCAATTATTAAAGGAGCAAACATGACAGAGCAAGATAACACAACTAATGTGGAGGAAAATTCTGCAGAATCTTCTGAAAACCAAGAGCGTTCCCCTAGGGGATTAAATAGTCGAGAGGCTACCCAGCGTACTAAGAACTGGGAAAACCAAGGTAACCTACCTGATCCTGACCACCAAGATGGTTGGGTATTCAGATGGATCAGAACTTCCTTAGTAGGAAACTCTGATAATCCAAATGTATCTAGAAGATTTCGTGAAGGATGGCAACCCTGTCGTTTGGAAGATCATCCAGAGTTACAGATACATATGATGGATCACGAATCTGATTGGGCAAAGAAAGGTAATGTTGAAATAGGCGGACAGCTTTTATGTAAAATGCCAAAAGAAGATGCAGACGCTAGAGCTGCACACTTTGACAAAATTGCAAGAGAGCAAACAGAAGCTGTTGACAATACTTTCTTCAAAGACCAAGACAGCAGAATGGCTACCAAACAAGTATTTGAACGCAAAACAAAAACGACTTTTGGTAAAGACTCTTAGAGTCTTTGTTTAATAATTATATTCTGTAATTAATTTTACAGAGGAGTAAAATATGGCTTCATCAGCTACACCTATGGGTGCTAGACCAATGGGATCAGCCGTATCATGTGTTTACAACGCAAAGATTACTCACTATAAAATTGCTGCTAGTTATGGCACGTCAATCTTTTATGGTGACTTTGTGAAGTGGGCGGATGACAATCCTAATACAACAATCCAAAAGGATACTGGAACTACTTCCATGACTCCGATTGGTGTGTTCTTAGGAGTTTCTTATACTGATCCTTCTACTGGTCAAGCGACCTTTAATCAATACTATCCGGCATCTACCAATGCTAGCGATATAATGGCATACGTTGCTTCCGATCCATTCCTAGTCATGCAAATGCAATCTGACGAATCGTTATCTCAAGATGATCTTGGGAAAAATGTAGCGGTAATTCAGACTGCTGGCTCGACTGCGATTGGAACAAGCAAAAATGCTGTCGATG